TGCTTTCTTTGTCGCCGTCAGACTTCCAGAACTCAACGCGGTCTTTGTACCACAACCGGAAATAACTCACTTTGGTTGTAGCGTCTTCACGGTCTACTGACTCACGCAGTTTTAGGTAAGTTAGTTCAAAGCGGCCTGATCGTGTGCGCTCCCACTTCCAATCAAATACATTCTCTGGGGTGAACAGTGAAACGTATGGCCTGATGTCTTGGTCTAGTTCTTCTGCTCTTGTCGTGGCATTAGACTCTGGCTTGTCTACAATAATCCACACATTGCCATACACACTCGCCCACACCTGAGCCTGTTTCATAAAACTGTTCAGGCTCATACCATCAAGGTCTGCGTCATCAATGAACTGCTCAAGCGCCGGATTGCCTGCCAGTGAGTTGTATACACGAACAGGTGGGGTGCGCCATAGAAATGAACTGTAGATGTGAACCACGTTCTTGCAGTGGTTATCTAGCGGGGTTAGCGCTATGCGTCTGGCGTATTCATTTTCTGACTCGTTCAAGTATTCGGTCAGGTAACTGCCGTCTTGATACTCTTGACCGCCTATATATGAGCGGAGGTAAAACTCCCAGCGGTTCTCATTGTTATCATAATCGACGTGTTGGTATTCGATATTCGTGCTCATCAACTCCACCTCTGTGGTTGGGTAATTTGGTTCTGTTTTCTGATTGGGTACAGGTACTCGACCAAGTAGCCCAGAGCGTCGTTCATGTGATCAAAGCCGTCATCTTTATTCGGCTGGCTTGTTCCGTTCTTGTAGGTTTGCCGCTCCAGTGAAGCAATAGTCTGCTTACACTGAGGGTCAACGTATAACGCCCTCACCCCATTTGTAGAGCAAAGGCGGCTGTTTACTGCGTTAATTCTGTCACGAATGGCTGGGTGTGAGTTCCGCACCTTAATCGTGAACCCTGCGTTTTGTAGTATAGACAAGTCAGTCCTGCCCCCTGCGCTTGTCTTGCGCTGCTTACTAGCTGGGTCTGGGTATACAGTGATTTGCCGATTTGGATACCGCTGCTTGATTTCGTCTGCCATCTCATCAGTATTTGAGCCGTACATCACTATCTCATCAACTGCGCTTAATACCTGCCCTTCTCTGACGCATACAACGGCACTCATGGGGTCTAAGTTGAAGTCCATACCAATATGTAGGTCATCACTCAAAACGCCTCTACGCACGCTCTCCTCACGATTGAACGCATAGTAGATGATGCCGCTGTAGTTAACAAACTTGGCCTCATACTCTTGCTGAAATGTGCGCTCATCCAGATCAGCCTTCGCAGCCTCAATTTCTTCTGCATCAACATTGCCGCCCTCGATGGTGGTGTACTGGAAAGACTGCCAGCCCTCCTCACCATCAACGCCCCTAGTCCACACGTCATAAAAGTGGTTGCGGCCTTTCGGGGTTCCAATAAACACCGCAGACCCTTTGCGGTCAGACAGTGAAGGTCTTAGAACTTCAAACCATGCCTCTGGTCGCATATCAGCAAACTCATCCAGCACTACAAAGTCTAGCGCCCTCCCCCTCAAGTTATCAGGCTTTTCTGCCCCTTTGAGAGATATGGTTGAGCCATTGCGTAACAGCAGACTAAGTGCGCTTTCATTCTTCTTAGTTATGTAGCCAGCGGGGAGTGCGTCATTAAGCATATCCCACGCGATCTCCTTCGCCGCTTTATAGGTTGGCGCCACATACCAGCAATTTCGATTCTTACCGCCTAGCGCAGCCCTTAACAGTTCATGAGTTGACAGAAACGTCTTACCAAACCGTCTACCAGCAACCACAGCCCGAAAGCGTGAATCACTGAAGAAGATGTCGTCTTGTGGCTTAGTTAGCCTCACTTGCTCGCTCAATGACTATCGGTGGTAGGTCTTGCGCTTCTGGTTCTATCTGGTCGGTCTGGCCTAACCAGTTCTTTCCTAGCCATACGAGCATAGTTGTATTGCCGTCCATTGCTGCGCTGTATTGCTTGCGGCGTAGGCTCATTTTACCGTTGCTGGCCTTTTGTCTAAAGTAATCCGCAAAACTGCAATTTTGCTCCCGATGACAAGCGCGGTTTAGTGTGTCGTAATCTACACCAAGAACAGCAGCTTGCTCCTCACCCGTACAGTGAATAGCGCACATCTTGTCCACTTGGTCCCAGTCTATTTGTGCCAATGGTCTAGCCATGTCGCTCTCCAACGTATTCAAAGCTGGCCGTTAGTCTTTCTATTGACTCAGCACCTCGCAAAACTCCTTTAGACTTGGCAACCCTTGACGGCTTGCGGGTCATTGCCCAAGTGGGGTTTTTTTGCAATCCAAGAACGAATGCGGGCGAACTGGTAACCAAACTCATACGGTACCCTTTCTGCTTATAAGAACCCGCTATTGCATCCATGAATGCAGCCCCAACACCAATTCCTTGATAATCTGGTTTAACCACGATTCGATGAATCCGCTTCATGTCTTTAACTATGGGATGCGGAAAATGTATTACCGAGCACCAAGCAACTGATCGGCCGTCAATCTCGCAGATGTATTTATGAGCCGCGTTGTTGTGTGAATGCGTCAAATAATGATGCTCCATAAACTCGGCCCACTCCCTTTGATTTGCTTTCCTGATTGTTGCTTCAATTTTGGGTCGCCTAAGACGCCTCCGACTAAACTGCATATCATCGCAGTTGAATACCCAGTCAGGCTCTAGCCATTCTTCAATGTCGTAATGACAGCTAACAGCCACAAACTTGCGGTCTTGTTTACGAATGAACTTCTGAATTGCAGACGACCCCAAACGCGCAACTAGTCTATCAACAACTGATGTAAACTCGTCGTATATGAATGGCTTGTCAGCTTCAAGAATCAACCTTGCAAGCTCTGCTCTCATTTTTTGACCATTGGACAACACATCAAACGGCTTCAACCAATCAGGCGGAGACGAAAACCCAACTTTAGACAAGGCTTCAGTTATCTGCTTTGCGGTTAACATTTCACTAAAATCATCAACAAAACTGTCGCCAGACCATTCATAGCCACTGAATAACTCATAATCCTGAAACATACGCTTGGCTATTGTTGTTTTTCCCGACCCGCTTGCTCCAACAATTAATCCAATGTTCCATTCAGCATCTTCTATCGGAATGCTGACATCAAAAGTTTTGGTCACCACATCCATATTGCAGTCAAACATTGACTTAATTTTGTTGGCTCGGAACGTGTTGCTGGTTTCTGATTTGATTACAAACTTTGAACTCGGCACTTATACCCCTCCGAATCCAAACGATTAAAAATTTTTTCCTGTTCAGATTCGTCGCTACATTCAACAACAACAGAAAAAGACTCAGCATAATCAACTTCTTGCACGACATGATCTTGTGGTTCATCAAACATCTTGGCGAGCTCTATTTCGTCCATGCCCGTTAAAGTTAGATCAATATCCAATTCTGCCAACCGCTCGATTTCGACAGCTAACAAGTCGTAATCCCACCCCCCATTTTCAGTGAGTTTGTTATCAGCTATAACGTAGGCTTTGCGCTGCGCCTCGCTTAACCCTTCGAGCAATATGGTGGGCACCGTGTTCATATTTAACTTCTGCGCTGCGGCTAACCTTCCGTGACCAGCAATAATGCCGTTGTGCTCATCTATTAGAATCGGGTTGTTAAAACCAAACTCTTGAATGCTTGCTGCTACCTGCGCCACCTGTTGATCGCTATGGGTGCGTGGGTTGTTTGCATAGGGGATTAGATCTGTAGTTGCTACATAAATAACTTCTAAATTCATACTTTCCGCGTCTTTTCAAATGATCTCATTGCGCCCAGCCCTAGCATCCCCATCAACACGGGCATCATAGTCTCTAGTGGAACAAGGGGAATGACAATGTCATACCCCATAAGAGCTAATACAAAGTTAGAGAATGGGATTGTGATAAAGTTCCCAAACATGCCCAGCGTACAAACCCAGCCCAATGCCGGCCTCCAGCCGCTAACAAATATACTAGCGTGCGCTGCTTCGATCTTGTTCACTTCTAGCTGCAAAGCTGCATTT